CTACAAAGTTAGTCGCTCGCAAACCCAATGAGAATCAGAAGAGGACAAAGTATTCAAAGTCAAATTTGGCATGGATTTATCTTAATAAACCTGATTGTGAAGTCCTTGAGAACAACAAAAGGTTTATGAAGGATCTTAAGAGATACTACAGAGACATAGGTGATTTGGCGAAGGAAATTAACACAAAATAATTTATACGCAATTTTTTGCTATTTTAAAGTTGTACAAACCGGGTATTGTCTCTGGTATAATATTAAAAGAAATACTAACACGTTTATCAGCATTATTTAAACAGTACGTATGTCCAAGGTGTGATTCCCATANTAGTAACTGCCCTTCATTTGGTTCAACGTCGTACCCTTGTATTTTTGGTGATCCATCCCAATTACAGTCCNGTTCGACCTTGNAATCTAAATCTAAATATGGTGTTGTTTTATTAAGTGCGACTTTTTCAGGATTCATAAATTTAATAGGTGCATGCATTCCTTTTACAAAATTAACATAATATGTTCCAGATATAACAGAGTTTGCGTGATTATGTGGTATTTGAAAACCACCTTTTGGACATTCATTCATCCAACACATTGTGACGATTACGTTATCACATTTAAGCCCGAGGGTGTTATTTATATAATCAATGCTACACCCTTTAATCCAACCATGAAAAGCTTCAAAACCCGGATAATCAAGTATTGATTCATTACCATCCTTGGGATCAAAATAATGTGTTAAGTGAGAATCATCATCATAATATACATGATCTTTACTGTTAATAATATTGAAACATGTATGTTTTAAACGTTTTTCATATTCATTGGGAAATACATAAGATCCAATTTTTTTCGGGAAAATATTAATAACATCGGATCTTCCGAACTTATCACCCAACATATATACCACTGGTTAAAATTCTTTAACTTTATGGTATTCTCACGAAGCAACTTTTTCTATTTTAAAATTATACAAACCGGGTATTGTCTCCGGCATAAGATTAAAAGAAATACTAACACGTTTATCAGCATTATTAAAACAGTAGTTGTGTCCAATGTGTGATTTCCATAATAGTAATTGTCCTTCATTTGGTTCAACGTCGTACCCTTGTATTTTTGACGATCCATCCCAATTAGAGTCCCGTTCGATCTTGGAATCTAAATTTAAATATGGTACCGAAGCGTATATTCCGACTTTTTCGGGATTCATAAAATTAATAGGTGCATGCATTCCTTTTACAAAATTAACATAATATGTTCCAGATATAAGAGAGTTATCGTGATTATGTGGTATTTGAAAACCACCTTTTGGAGTTTCGTTCATCCAACACGAAGTGATGACTACATTATCACATTTAAGCCCGAGGGTGTTATTTATATAATCAATACTACACCCTTTAATCCAACCGTGAAAAGCTTCAAAACCGGGATAATCAAGTATTGATTCATTACCATCCTTGGGATCAAAATAATGTGTTAAATGATAATCATCATTATAAGATACATGATCTTTACTGTTAATAATATTGAAACATGTCTGTTTTAAACGTTTTTCATATTCATTTGGAAATACATAAGATCCAATTTTTGTTGGGAAAATATTAATAACATCAGATCTTCCTAACTTATCACCCAACATATATACCACTGGTTAAAATTCTTTAACTTTATGGTATTCTCATGAAGTAATTTTTGTTATTTTAAAGCTACACAAACCGGGTACTCTTTGCCCATATGCTGAACCTCTAATTTTTTACTTCCAATTATATCTTCATAATTTTCGCTAGTAGTTGGGATTCTCTCTGCTGTAACCTTGCATGGGAAGTCTTTCGGAACCTTATTATTATGAACTATGAATGGTATAGTGTATTTATATTCATCTTTAACTTCATTTCCACAATGTGCATACGCCCAATGTGCGGGTGAAAGCATGATTTTTCCAACTTCTGGTTGAACCTTACGTCCATTTACAAACTCTGTGCATCCACTATCTTCACTCAATGTATTTAGATACAATAATCCAAAAAGATAAGATTCAGTCATACTATCAAAATGCCATCCATATTTTACACCTCTACTTTGTCTTTGTATACTATATCCACCGTCACATGTACCATTGTGTTCTATAGAATCTAGAATAGCCTGAAATGTACGTAATTTTTGCTTATTTTCAGGATGTTCCGGTCCGGGATATTCCTCACTAAGATATTGAGTGTACTTTTCAACGGCTGATTCTATATATTTTACCAGAATCTTATCTACATCTGTCCACACTGGTATCCCTCTACCGGTTATTCGTACTTCAGTAGAATCTTTGAGAGTTTTATCTGTAATATATTTCCCACCATAATTCATTACACCTACGTACTTTTCTGTATCTTTTTCGAAATTATCTACGATAAAATTGCAAAATGATTCGGGTACATGACCCGGAAGTTCCATAACTAAATCGTTGTGATTCAGCATCTATTAAAAATATTACTACTACCTTTAACCAGGTTAAGGAATTGAGGGGAACTAAAAATATAATCCTAATGCAGAAAAATGTCTTGGATCATGGATTTGTTCGCCTCGTTGACTACATGCCGAGACAAGATTTGGACTCGTCAATCGTACAAGCTGCCCGAGTCTCCTACGGAGATGGGACAAAAACATCACGCGGAGACAGGGGTCTCATCCGCTATCTCCTCCGACATTGGCATACAACACCCTTCGAAATGGTCGAGTTTAAGTTCCATATCAAAATGCCAATATACATCGCACGACAACATATGCGTCACCGCACCTCCAGTATTAACGAAATGTCAGCGCGATATTCGATAGTTCCAAAGGAGTATTATGAACCTGATACCCTACGTGGTCAATCAAAGGTGAATCACCAAGGTTCAGAGGGTGTTGTCGAAGTTGGAGATGAATTGGGTACAAAGGTGACCCAACATCTCAGTCATTCTTTTGATGTATACGAGGAACTATTAGAGAACGGATGTTGTAGAGAGCAGGCTCGTGGGAATCTTCCACAATCTACATACACTGAGTTCTATTGGAAAATCAATCTTCATAATTTAATGCACTATCTTCGGCTTCGTATGGAACCCGGTGCTCAAAAGGAGATTAGGGACTATGCAAATGCCATCTATGAACTTATACACCCCCTTGTACCTATATCAATGGAGGCGTTCAAAGACTTTAGGTTAAATGCTATGCAACTCACAGGTCCAGAGATTGAGGCTATAGCAACTGGTAAAGTCATTGATAGTCCGGGTGAGAGAAGGGAGTTTGAGGAGAAGTTGAAGCGTTTGAGAATGCAGACGAACTCATAAACCCTTGATTTTGTAAAATGTTCGCGCCTTTTTATTTATCATTTCTATAAATTGGTCGTTCTTGTTTAAAGTGTCCCCGTATAATCCAGATGGCCAATTTCCTTCAAGGACATAAACATCTGGAAATGCGGGATCTTTGTCTTCGCATTCTACCATAAAGTCCCAACCAATTGAAAAGCAGAAGTTAAAATCACGTTTGTGGAGTTTACAAAGTTTATGTATAACGTCTTCAATTTCAGGGATAGTGTCATGTTTATTTGCAATCACTTTACCTTTACCATTAACATTTGATGTAATTGTTTCATTATTCTTAAACTCATACCTAGCAAGAACCTCACCGTCGTATGTCGTAACAACTCGATACGATCGTGCACCATCATAGTTACAACTACCAATTTTATCTTGAATAAGACAGTTTTTTTCAGTTGGTTTTACATCCCTACCCTTGATTATTTGAATCCCGTTCCCAGATGTCCCGAACTCTGGTTTAGATATATAATCTCTATCTGGGTCAATGTCTTCGTATTCTCTGTAGGGGTTTGTAGTTGCATTCAATTTTGGGACGCTAATACCATGTTTTGGTAAATACTCGTTCCAGAACATTTTACTTTGCAGCTTTTCTTGTATTTTAGCATATGGTTTGGTGAAACAATACGCATTATATAATTGTCCAGTGGAAACTTTGGTAAGTTTGTTTTTATCAAAGTAGAATGGTACTTTAAGATAGTTAGATACACCCGGGTTATGTTGAACTGAGTGATGAGTTATAGTCCACCAGTCTATATCTTGTAATACTGTATATAACATCTTCTTTTCCAAGCTATTTGTGTTTATCGCAAACAATGTACTGTATAACAGTACAAACACAAATATTATATGACCTGGGTTCATACTTTATATATAGAATTATTAAAAACAACTTAAAAATTAAATGTCCTTACAATACAACAATAAGACAATGTTCGCAATCGCTACATCCCCGACATGGTTTGCCAAAACAGACGATTTTAAGAAAATTGGAAAGAAGATCCAAAAACAGAGAAATTCCGAAGTGGAGAGAATTAAGGATAAAATTGGTGACATCGCGCGTGATGAACAGAGGCGCGTTAAGGAATATTTCAAGGAACATCAGGATATCATCAAGAAAAACAAAGATGAGAAAACTAAGACGAAAAAAAAGAGTAACGCTAAAAAGATCGATCTTTACGAAAAGTAATCCATATAGCAACTCCCACGAGTATAGCAGCAAACGGTGTCCCACTGAATCTTTCGGCTAATAAAGCACATATTACACTGTATTGAACAACACGTATCTCCTGCCTTGTTTTAATCATAGACCGTTTCATCCCTGCTCTCGATCTCTCAAGACCGAGAACAGTTGAATTTATTTTTCCAATTTTTGAGGGAATGTCCGTAGTGTTCTTTATAATTTCAGATACATCAAGAGACTCTAAAAACTGTTCTTGAATCAATGGTTCCAGGTACGTAAAGTAATCAAACTCTGGATCCAACTGTAAACATATCCCTTCAATTAAGGAAAACGACTTTGCTAAATATACAAAACTTGTTGGTACAACAAATGGTTTTTCCATGGCGAGTTCGGCTGCTAACTCATCGTTCATTATAGCACCACCATCAAGATTTTCCAGATACCCTAATATTGTCTCGAAAAATACTTCAATATCACTTATATCTGAAGATGTTGGTACAATGACACCCAACCTAATTAATATTTGAACACACCCTTTCGTATCTCGTTGTATAATACATCCGAATAAATCGGAGAAACCCTGTTTCAAATCGTCGTCCAACTCTATCAATAAACCAAAATCATAAAACACCAATTTCCCATCTTTGGAAATAGCCAGGTTACCTGGATGTGGATCACCGTGAAATAATCCACTGTCCATCGTTTGAATCACATAAGAATTCACCAAAGCTTCACATACTTTTTTCTTATTGATGTTCTTAATTTGGATATCCGTGATTTTATCCGCCTCTACATACTCCATTACAATCATATCATCAGTACAGTACTTCTTATACACATACGGAACCTTTATCCAATCAATACCCTTCAAACCTTTTCTAAACTTAATCGCATTTTCAACCTCTTGTCTATAGTTAGCTTCACCAAGAAGATATTCGATTGAATCGTTTAGAACAAAATTGGAACTCGAACCTGTATCTATACCGATAGACTGAATAAAATCTAATATTTTCTTCACGTTTTCTGTGTCAGTTTGCATGATATCGTAAATCCCAGGTCTTTTTAATTTTACAACAACCTTTTTACCATTCTTTAAGGTGGCTTTATGGACCTGTCCTATACTCGCAGACTTGAACGGAACCTCATCAAACTCTTTGAATATATCCTTATTTACAAGATGTTTTACAAGACTAAAATCAAATGGTGGTACATTATCTTGAAGAGATTCGAGTTCTTTAGTAAACTCTGGTGGATACAGGTCTCCCCTCGTAGATGCTATTTGCCCTAATTTTACAAATGTTGGTCCAAGCTCTAGAAGTTCACCTTTTGTCCATCGTCCAAGTTCAGCTTTATCATCCGTAAAGCGCTCTTTAAATAGATATTTCGCGGCAAATTTCCATGTCTTTACCTTCTGATTTGGCGCCAACTTGACAGGTGGCACTTTCATATTGGCTATACACAACATATCCTGTATTATATTCAGAACTTTTTTTTAAACTATGAAATTTTATCTTATGTTACATTAATGAAATCCTTGTCATCTTTTCTTGGACCCCTCAGTAATACAACTGAGAAGACTATAAAAAGTCAACCAATTATTTTTACACTTATCATTTTGTATCAAGGTTTATTTTCGGGTAATGCCATAAGGATTCCACAAAAACTTAGATACCTCTTTAACAGTAACATTTTCAGGTTTATGTCACTTATGCTGATTGCGTTTAGTGCCACACAGGATATAGAACTTGCTCTCATATCAACCATAATCTTCCTCAGTGTTATGTATGCCATCAAGACACCAGAGGAACGTAAGACCCAAGGATTTATTTAAAATATTGTGTAATTATAAATCATGGCGAAACTTCTAAAAGCTGCCAGTCTCAACTTTGTGGCTATATTACTCTTCACTCTCATCTATTTTACCCTCTCCAAGGCAGAGGATGAACAATTCAATGGATTAGATAAGAACTCAAGTTTTTTTGATCACTTGTACTTTGCCTTCACTGTTCAATCAACTGTGGGCTTTGGTGACATGTATCCTATCAGCGCCATAGCTAAGACTGTAGTTATGATTCAACAAACTCTACTCGTATTGGGTCTTCTCGATCTTCTTTCAGAGGCGGCTCCATCAGTCGTGAAAAATATTCGCACCACCATGCCCGCCGCGGTGACAAAGATGATGTAAAAATATATTAGTTTAAATTAGAATGAAAGTTCATATCATTGGTGCAGGACCCACAGGTATGTCACTTGCGTGGGAGATACTCAGGTCGGGTGATCATGAAATAACAATTTATGATAGAAAGACTTCCGCGGGAGGATCATGGTGGGAACCTACAGAAGAAATTAGAGATCTTCATGCACATCGTATAGTTTTTGATAAAGCATTTGTTAATACCCAAAGTCTGTTCAATGATATGGGTATCAATTGGGATGATATTTTTGAACCAGTTCAAAGCAGCGCCTACGGTTACGTCTTACGGTCATTGTCACTAAAAGATTATGGAACTCTAACATCTTTAGCTGCACGTGTACTTACTAAACCCAGGAAGTATATGGGTATATCCCTCAAAGACGCTTTGGGTCCATTGAGTGGGGGTGGACAAAAGATAGTAGAGCACCTCCCCCTCATAATGGACGGTGTAACTTGGGATGTAATGTCTGCGTGGGAGTTTGTCAAGAGTTTTGACCATGTAGCACTCTCCAAACAGTACACACAAAAGGTGTCCGGGAAGGTCATGTGTGATGCAATGCAACAAGCTCTTGAAGATGTTGGTGTGGAGTTTGAGTTTGAGAAGGAACTTGTAAACGTTGACTACATGGAGGATGGTTATACAGCTGATTTCGCAGATAGAACTAAAATTGGAGATGGAATGTTATTTTTATGTTTAGATAACAGTCCAGCATTTAAGTTACTTGGTGACAATTGGGGTCCGGATGCAGAAAAGAAGGTTCGTGATAGTACCTATGGTGCCATAAACATCTTATTTGATTTTGATCAACCAGTTGAACTTAAGACCGATCTTGAAATCGTCACAAATACAAAGCTAAAACTTCAACCAGTTGTTTTGTCGGATGATAAAACTATATCATGTGTTATTTGTAATTTGACCGAAGATATTCTAACCATGCCACCAGAGGAACTGAGAACTTTAGTTTTGGGTGAATTAGATGTACCCCTACCAAGAGAAATACGTTTTGGTTGGGGTTCTGAATGGGATGGAAAGAGATGGCAGTTTTCACAATCTTCGGGGGTTCTGAGCCTTTATGGGCAACTTCCGTTCTTTGGTGAATGTCCAAATGTAGCCATGTGTGGTATGATGTCCCCTCGTAATACACCCTATTCCAGTATTGAAGCCTCTGTAGAGGTTTCTAGGGCACTCAGTCACAAATGCTTTGGAACCCGGGAACCTATGAACCCGTTGCTCCTCACACAAGTTGTCTCAGTGACAATTTTAGTACTTATAGTTTTAATTCTCATTTATCGTAACAGAAACACATGAAGTTTCTTGCGAAAGTATACTGTCCCATGTATGATCATAACGATAAGAAATACATACGTTTGATCATTCCTGAAAATTGCGCAGACTACGTAAAACGTACACAACTTAACAAAGCCTTTTTAATAAAAAATAGTCATGTAGATGATCCATTAGATGGTCGGGTTCTAACTGTAAAAGTTCCTTTCCGATATAGGAGGTGTATGTGTGAGGTCAAAGGTAAACCTATACAATCTCTTATAGAGGGTGACGAAATAACAGTTGAAATTGGATTTGCAGGTGTATGGAATGTGGGTAATTATTCAGGATTTGCATGGAAATTACATAGCTCGGTATTTCTTGTATAGGTCCTCAAGTGACATGTCCCCAGACTCTTCTGGCTTTGCATGCTCCTCTGGATGTTTATGCTCCTCGGGAACTGTTTCCATTTTGGGTGATTGGCGGTGGCAGTCTGAATTGGAATTTCCATCTCCAACGACATCACCAAATACGTCACGTAAACCCTCATAAACAATTTTAGAACCTTCAAGTCTTAAAATATCTTGTTCAATTCTTTGTTTTGCATTATCATGTTCAGATATTTCCATTCTGAATTTTTCAATTGCATCCTCAATTTTATCAATATTTTCAGTAAGGTTAACTGGCATATATATACATAAAGTTTCAATTCTTTAATATATTAAATGTTAACAAGAACTGGATATCTCGTATCCGAAGGTCCTTTACAAGAAATTAAAAAAGAACTTACCGTAAGACCTATAGTAAATGGGGATTATGGATTCCCTCCGCCACCTTTTAAAGTGTTTAGAACAACTAAGAATGGTGTCTGTGTTCCAAGATTCTACGGAACTTCTAAAGTTGGACAACCTAAGGATGACAAGAGACCTCAGCCAGCTCGTTCCAAAGCCAAGTTTGTCGGACAACTCAGAGATGCAACCCACCAAAATGAAGCACTGGCAGCAGCAATTAAAGCTGGGCACGGTGTCCTTTCTCTACCATGTGGGTATGGCAAAACGACGGTATCCTTGGCCATAGCTTGCAAGTTGGGATATCGCACGATGATTGTCGTTCACAAACAGTTTCTCGCTGACCAATGGCGGGAACGTATTCAACAGTTTTGTCCGGGTGCTACAATCGGTATAGTTCAACAGGATAAGAAAGAGGTTGAATGTGATTTTGTTATCGCTATGCTTCAATCTCTTTCCCTCAAGGAATATAGTTTCAGTGATTTTGATTCTATTGGAACTTTGATAGTTGACGAAGCACACCATATATGCGCGAAGGTGTTTTCTCAATCCCTATTCAAAATGTGTCCTAAGCATATTTATGGTCTATCAGCAACCCCAGAGAGGAAGGATGGTTTAACGAAAGTACTTCACTGGTTTATGGGTCCTACGTTCTTTGCGGTTGAAAGGAAAAATCAGGAACAAGTTGAAGTATTTCCAATTACATTTGAATCATTCAACTATAGAAATCCTCCACCTTCTATGAGAAATGGGAAGATTTCAATGCCAAATATGATTACAGAAGTAGTTGAAGATAGAAAGAGAAATCAAATGCTTGTGGAACTTGTAAAGAAAGCTTCAGCGGGTACGAGGCAGCTCCTCGTTCTAAGTGACCGTAGACAGCATTGTGAAATGCTTCACCAATGCTTTCTAAAGAGTTCAGGTCTCTACATGGGTGGTATGAAGGAGGCTGACCTCCAGGCTTCTTCAAAGAAGAAAATCATTTTTGCGACGTTCTCACAAGCCCACGAAGGTTTAGATATTCCAACTCTCGATACAGTTATTCTCGCTTCGCCCAAATCTGATATAACTCAAAGTATAGGTCGTATCATGAGAGAGACGAAAGGTAAGAAGAACAACCCTCATATATATGATATACACGATCCCTGGTCTCTCTTCACGGCTATGTATTACAAACGAATGAAGATTTATCGTCAAGGTGGCTTCAAAATACACGGTAAAGCTGCGGAAGAAAAGAAAGCTGACTTCCCTCAGGGAAAGTGTCTGTTTTTATAATCTAAATAATAATTAAATGTCGGGTGCATTGATCCAATTGGTTTCCAGAGGTGCCCAAGATGTTTACTTAAATAGTGACGATGGACACTCTTTTTTTCGTATGAAATTTACCAGGCATACAAACTTTTCCCAAGCTCCAAAGTTCATAAAAACTATTACGGATAAAGATCCTGTTTTTACTATACCAGTTTTAGGTGATCTNGTAAACTCTTTATGGCTTGAAGGTGTTGAAAAAAACTCAAATGTATCTTCCAATCTTCTTTACAATTCTACGATAGATCTGTATGTGGGAGGTCAAAAAATTGATTCACAACACTATGATTATTACGCCGACATTTGGCCCAATTATCTCGCAGATACCTGGACTAAATCACAAGAACTTACAAATAAAACGAGTGTTTCCCATAGAAACTTTCAACCACTTCACTTCTTCTTTTGTGATTATGGAGCATTCTTACCCTTAGTGGCACTCCAACATCACCAGGTTGAGATTAGAATTAATTTTGATCAAGCCAGTTTATTAAATTACAGTGATGGACAAAAACGTATAAATGTTTATGCAAATTATATATATTTAGACAAAGATGAAAGAGAATCAATGGTAAAACGACAAATGGACTTTATAATAACTCAAACACAGCGTATAGATTTCCCATTTTCAAACGTATTCGATAACACTATAGAATCAGGTGGATACAATGATTTAGATATTTCCACATTAAATCATCCAGTTAAATCTATATTTTTTGGATTAAGTGCCACTAATATTGACCCTACAAACGATCGTTTTACCTTCAAAACCGGTGATATACATATAAACGGTACACCTTTACTTGAAAATATGTCACCAACGTACTTTCACACATGTCAAAACTATTACAAATCAAGATTTGGTGTGACAGACTATAGGGTTGATTCTGAAGATCTTATGTACACAAGATTTTTCGTATATCACTTTGGATTAAACGCATCAGACTATAATCCTTCAGGTAGCTGCAATTTCAGTAGGCTCGACAATGCCAAACTTATATTACGGGGAGTGGAAAAGGGTGTACTTAGGGCTGATCAAAATGAGATGTATCTTTATGCAGTGAATTATAACGTGCTCAGGATCAAGGACGGTCTTGCCGGAATTTTATTCGGTAACTAATATATAAATGGGTAGAACCGCCAGGTTCGAGCAAATCTATGTTGCGAGTTTAGAAGCAGAACCCGTTGAGACAGAGACTCTTACAGGAGTTAACTCTATTCTAACTAGAGAGATTGAAGCAAATGAGGTTAAGCTCGTTGAGATTGAAGGTGTAAAGGGTCGTATTGCCTTTAGTAATAACCTTCCAACTAAACAAGTGTCCATTGGAAATAAACTTTATATGGATAAAGATAGTGATTTTGTAATAGACCTCAAAGCTGCCGGTAGAGCTGATCGTATGTTCATTAATAACCAGTTGTCTATCGGTACAACCAATCCAACAAATGCTTTTCAAATAGATAAAGATGGTCTAAGCAAAGTAATTGTTGATATATCCGGGAGAGATCTTATGACTGTAAATGGTAACTTAGTAGCCACTAACGTAATTGTAACTGATCAAATGTCTTTTGGATCAAATCTTGTAATTGATGGTATTGCATCTAATGTTATAGTTGTAGAAGGTGGTATTAAGGCTTCTAATATATGCCTTGGATCAAATGTTGTCATATCTTCTATAGGTGAAGGAGGTAATGCCAGTAATACTTATCCCAATAACGTAGCAGTTTTTACGGGTAATGTTACAGTTGATGGTGGTATGTATATTTATGGTAATACGAGAATGGAAGGTAATCTTTTTGTCCGAGAACAAGCTACATATGAACGCGTTGTAAACTTAATTGTTGCTGATACAACAATTGTTTTCGGTCAGGGTAATGATGGTACAATGGAGCCTATGTTACTATATACTCATGATGAAGATGATTCAAATATAGGTTTTGGGTTTAAAAATGATGGGCGAGGCATCCCAGGTTTTGAGATGGCTTTATTTAGAACCACGGGTGGTCCACTTGACAGTGCTTTTTCAATTGATGACACCATCTCTACAAATCTACATGTATTCGGTGATATTTATACTTCAAATGCAGTAGGTGTGGCAAACATTTTGCCTACCCACGACCTTTGTGTGGGTTCCAACCTCTTCGTTGAAGATACAGGTTCCAATGTTTTAGAAGTATTTGGAAATACGTTCACAGAAAATATAAAAATTGGTTCTAATGTTACTGTTGGTAATGATATAGTTGTAATAGATCCAACCAATAAAGACGTTGCTACAATCAGTGGTAATGTGAAAGTAGATGGTTTACGTACTACAGGTACAAAAACTTCAGGTATATCCAATGTGCTACCCACTGATACCCTCTCAATAGGTACAAGGATATATGCCAACCTAACATCTGCAAATACACTCACGATTTTTGGTAACACTATGACAACAAACTTAATTACACAATCTATTAGTTCAACGTCTAATATTACAATACACGCGGATAGGTATGGTGGTGATAGTCTTGTAAATCCACTTATCCTCCAATCTGGACCATCTTCTTCAAATGTGAGTTCCATTGAGATATATGGTGCGAGTACATCCAATACCCATCAAAATATTATATTCAAAACCAGAAATGATGAAAAAATGAGAATTACATCAAACGGTCAAATTGGTATAAATACAACAAATCCAACACAAAAGCTCTCTGTATCTGGTAACGTATTTATAGTTAATGCCAATGTATTGATGCTTGGAAATACATTCGGAACAACCGCAAACACTTCTATGCAAATACAATCACATCCAAATAATGGTCAAAACAAAATTGAAAATATAGTTGAATCTGGTAAGGGTCTTGACGTATTTGTAAGTACTACACCATCTATGGGTCAACCAAAACTTACTATTTTGGAATCGTCAAATGTGGGTATTAATACACAAAATCCTTTGAGTACTCTCCATGTAAATGGTTTAACATCGTTTATAAACAATCCAGTAACTAAAATTAATGGTTACAGTCACTTAGGTATTCCTCTGGTTGTGAGCAACAATCAACCTATTACAGGTACTACAGATTTAGCCTCGGTTTTGCATCTTGCCAGAGAAGGTAGTGGAAGTGAACATGCTGCGATGGCTCAATTTCGATTGGGAAAACACGAAAACGCAGCTGGAACATCAAAATCCAGACTTGATATTGTTATGGGTCATGATGATTACGCCGTAGATACAAGTGTTATGACAATTTTGAGTTCCGGTAAGGTGGGAATAGGAGTGACACAACCAGTCGCTCACATTGAAGTAGACTGTACGGGTATAGCTGATCCCATAGAAAATGGTATACTTGTACACAATAGAACTTCCGGTGACGCCATCATAGCGGCACAAACTAACCTAACANATGGAAATGCNTTTACTTCTTACATACAGACAGATGGTGTAAACCTATCCGGGTGGTCCACNGGTGTGGCGGGTGTTGACGGTGATTTTAGAATTATAAATAACCATGAGAGGGTCGCTTCTAATGCCAGTGTTGGATTATACATAAGTGGATCTACGGGGGATGTGGGAATTGGTACGGATATGCCAAGAGGTTCCCTAGAAGTTTCTGGTAATGTAGTTATTGGTAATCAGCTCACATTCGGTGGTGTTCTCGGTGACGAGACTGGTAATACTTTTATGGTAGAGAGGCGTTATACGGGAGCTCAGACAAAGAATGAGTTGTTAATATTTAAGGGTAATGATGGTTCATCTGTAGATCAAGGTCCAGACAGAATCAGACACATTGCTGCTCAACACGTATTCCAAACATATGCTAGTACTGGGAAAAATTTCTACGGCGACATCCCCGCGGGGATTCTAAAGGTAGCAGATGGTCAAGTTAACTATCCTTTGACCGTTACATCTCAACAAAATCCTGGTATTGTTGTAATTGGAGGTAATGGAGATACCGCAGCAAATAGAGGTTCCAATACAAAACTTGTCGTTAACGGTGATATTGAGTTCGATGGTGGTGGTTCGTTTAAATTGGCGGGTTTAGAGTTATCCACAACACTTTTGGGTTTAAATATTATTAGAAATGTGAGGGACGGCTCCACGAGACGTCCACTTACATTTGTACACGAGATTTCCAGTACTGCCGATTCAGAGTTTGCACGTTTTGATGAAGATGGGAGATTTGGTATGGGTACTGCGACACCAACGTCTAACATACACGTGAATGATACATCACCCGGTGATCACGATATTATGAAACTTCAAAGTANCGGTGATGATAANAATACCAATCTACTCATATATACAAACGATGATGAAGGTGCTGTAATCACAGGTTTCAGTAATCTTGATAATGGGGTCGCTACAACTGGTTTAGCCTTAGGTATAGCTAACACCCAAACGGGGGGTACCACAACTTGTATGACCATGATTCATACGAGTAACGTAGGTGTGGGAACACCTACACCCGGACGTCAGCTACACGTAGTTGATCATAGAAACTCACTTCTGGGTGGAACAGGTGTTGCGAGATTTGAGAGTATTTCTTCAAATGCATCTGTAGAACTTACTACAACAGGTGGAACTTCAAATATTTATTCGGATACTACGGGTAATGTGTATATTCAACCAGCAACAAGTCACACAACTGTAGACAGTAACCTTCACGTGACTGGAGATCTATCGGTAGCTGGTAATATTGATTTCGCATTTCTTGCAGTGAATTTGGGTGGTGTACCTGCTTCATCAGCTCTTGAAGTTGGTGGAGGTACTATACTTGGTAGTGGAACCGGTGAAGTTCAACGTAAGTTTTACTCGCATACATTTGATGTCGGAACTGGTGATGCAAAAAATATACAGTTACTATTTTCAGAGGGAGCATTTTACGCGAAGGTAACTGCAATATTGAGGAGAACTGATGGTTCAACAGTGCAAGATATAAATACTATGAATGTAGAATGCACCGGTGGAACTGGTGACCAATCTCAACCAACTTCTAATGTTACATTAGGTCATATGACTTTGTTTGGTAGTGATAATAACAGTTATCCATGGGCTCCTATTGTTGGTACTGGACAACGAGGTATAAGTATGGTACCGTATAATACTCATGTCGATCGCGCATATTCATACGATTATTATATCGAATTATCAACGGCGTGTGGTGGAAAACTCGAAAAAATAACAAGAGATTGGACACTTACAGGAGCTCTTAATAATGGAAGCGGTGGACAAACAGAAATTAAAACTTTTGCTTATTAATTTTACCATTCGGGGAAAACCCAAAGGTAGAATCAATTTAATTTAATTATGCCCTGATGGAATCAGAGACGGCTAAAAAAAGAACGCCGACAATGAAAGCCATGACGACGTAATTGCACTCAGTATCTTCGAGGTCAGTGGATTCCGACTTGACCTCTACCTTCTTTGTGACGACGGGTTGCTCACGCCGCAAAGGAGGTTCTAGTTCCTCCAAAGGACAGTAACCTATCATTTATACATTACTTAGAGATTAATTTCAGTTTTCTTCTTTCGGCGGACTCTCTTGGGTTTGGCTCCACCGACTGCAACTTCCTTAATCTCCCCTCCAGTGGAATCTCCCGAAATGGATATGATATCCGACACATCATCGTCCATATCCACCGAATCCGCCTTTGCCATACTTGTGTTCATAGGTGGTGGTGGTGGCATTGAAATTCCCCCCATTAGACTGGAAATATCAATTCCTGGTCCCTGCATCTCATATTGACCAGTTCCTCCAACTGGTGATGCATCACCAAGTCCCGAGGGTGCACGGGTTGTGTTCTGCACAGCAGACATCATATTCTTTACGAGGTCTGGGTTCTGCTTGAGAACGTCATTCATATTGGGTAGAGCGCTTTTGAACATTGAGTTGGTAAGATGGAACATCATAGCGGAACCACCAAGCATCATGATGAGCTTGACCTCTGGAGCAACGTTCACCTTGGATCTATACTTCACGTAAAGCTCTTCAAAGACTCCATCATAGTCATCTACCCCCTCCATTACATTTTCAGACCAACCCTCTAATTGAATCTCAAAGGGGTTGTAACGCTTATTAAGGAACTCAAGACCTGTAACACAGGCTACAAGCATACGACGTGAGAAGCGAATAGACTGTTCAACATCAATACTGTAAGTAATCCTCTTAACCTCCGTACGAAGTTCATCCACATTAGAGTAGGCGTTCAACCTCTTATTGACTGTGAAACCCTTCTTCTCAAGACGAGATAATTTATTGAGAAGATCACTCTTCTCTTCATCTACGGAGCTATAACCCTTAGAGGCTTGTTCACTCTGAGAACCACCAGGACCCTCATCTGGTCCATCATCAAAAAACATTGGCTCATCTTCACCGTAATCAATCTCTTCATCCATTTGAGGTTGAGCAGGAGCTGACTGTTTATTTGGGTTAACAAATGCATCCATAGCTTCTTGGTGATGCATCTGTGAGGGAGGAGGTTGTCTACTTTGTGCAGGACGACGTACAGGCTGAGGACGAGAACTGGTAATTTCAATTTCATCCATAAGAGCCTGTTCATCGGCGTCCAACTTCATGACATTAGTAGTCCCACGATCAATGACAATTTCTTCGTCCATCTACTCTCTATGGGGAAACTATTAAATTACCTTTAACGCACTTTTGAAAAAATTATATATGTACATTATAAATGTTAAACCTTAACCGTACCAACAGAAATGCTCTCATCAGTATTTTCACCCTGATCGCTGTGATTTTTGTCATCGGTATGCTCAAGCAATCCAGTAAGTATCAGCCTAAGCCAATCGTAATTAAGTCTTCCAATGAAGAGTCTCTTTTCGATCTTCCCAACGACATTGCATGCGCTCCTGGTTTCACCGCAGATGGTAGCACTTACACTAAGGCTCTCACTCCAGGTGGACTCTGTGGATCGGAGGCTCTCATTGCTGGTCAATCTGGCGGCTACGAGATTGAGGATGGAATTGGCGGATCTTTAATCTAAGCTAATATAAATGGCTTTGGTTACTTCTCCCCAAACTATTCCAGACCTTAAATATGAATATCATACTATAACTATTGATTCCATTGGTCAAGATAGCGCTAACACTTTTACTTGTCACCTTCAACAACCCCTTAAAAATGTAGTTCAGGCAAGACTTCTTGGGGCTCACATTCATTCCAAAGATAACACGGAGCACTGCTACATATCTATTAACGAATTAGATTCCATCTTTAATGATCGCGCTTCTAATGTTCTCACTGGACAAGGGCATATGAGCATGATCAGAAGCTCGTTCGCAAGTATTGTAACTGATAGCACTACTCACAGTGGTTCAGATTCTCTTCTTAAATTCAAGGATGATTATCCAATTATTACCCAGTATGTAAACCCAATTAGACAAATTGATCGTATCAGTGTTGTTATTAGAGATCAAAATGGTGCCACCATCAAGAACTCCTCAACTGCTGGTGATAACTTTTTAGTTTTAAAATTTGTGTGTAGAAAACCAAACTTGTAATTTTCTCTATTTAGAGTAGTATAACATGTCTTCAGGTATTGTTCAATTAGTAGCAATAGGTGCCCAGGATGAGTTCATTATGGGCAACCCGGAGATATCGTTTTTTAATTCTACGTTTAAAAGACACTCCAATTTTTCACAATCCGTTGAGAAGCAGACGATACGCGGAGATGTGAAAAATAATTCGATGTCAAGTGTTCAGATTGAAAAGTCAGGTGATATGCTTGGTTATATTTATATGACTCTCGATAACACTAACGAATCTTTAGATACAAATGATTGGACTAAAGTAATTGATAAGATCGAACTCCTAATCGGTGGTTCTGTTGTAGACACCCAAGATAGTACTTTTTGTGAAAAGATTGCTATAGATACACTTGCCACTAATCTGTCTAGAAGCGCTATCGGTGCTCGTGCCGGTATTCACTCTAGGTCATTTTTTTACCCCCTCCGTTTCTTTTTCTGTGAGGGTCCACAATGTGCTCTACCACTCGTAGCTTTGAACTACCATAATGTGGAGCTTAGAATATATTGGGGAACTGAAGCTTCCAATTTTCCCAATGTAGAGATGCACGCAAACTATTATTATTTAGACAATGAAGAACGTGGAAATATGGCTACACGCACTCATGATATGTTGATAACACAAGTTCAAAAGAGTGTACCAAGTGGAGAAAATGTTCAAGACCTCATCTTTAATCACCCCGTTAAATATTTGGCGTCATCAGATGTGTCCCGTAATGGTTCTCTCACTTCAACAACAAATAGAGTTAAATTAAGTATTAATGGGGTTGAATTGTCAAATTACAAATGGTGTAAACCTCATTTTATTGACGCTATGTCATATTATCATACAAACTTTACTATAACACCCGATTTCTTCATTTATTGCTTTTGTTTATTAACAAGTTCTCTTCAACCAACGGGTACACTAAATTTCAGTCGTATAGAGAGTGCGAAACTTATGAGTGAATCCTTACCTATTAATGATCCTATATATGCAGTAAATTACAATATCCTCAGAGTCCAAAATGGAATGGCGGCTTTACTCTATGCAAATTAATTTAGCAATGTATATTAATATAGTTGTCAGTATGCAGATATTTGTCAAGACACTGACAGGTAAAACGATAACTCTTGAACTTGAGTCTTCAGATACTATTGATAATGTGAAGACAAAAATTCAAGATAAGGAGGGTATTCCCCCCGATCAGCAGCGTTTGATCTTTGCTGGAAAACAACTAGAAGATGGTCGCACCCTCGCTGACTATAATATCCAGAAAGAGTCTACACTCCACTTAGTCCTCAGACTTAGGGGTGGTGTTAAGAATCTTCCCGCAATTGAGGCTTCAACTAAAATTCGCTTCGGGAAAAATGTACCTGATCCTCAGACTCAGGAAGATAATACGGTTGTGTTTAATGCTAGTGATGAAGATGTTACAACACCTTTTAGTAATGCAGTATACTTATCACCCATCAGAAATAAACCAGATTTCTCAGCCCCNTCGGTTGTACTTCTTATGTATGACAGAGATACAAAAGAGATCACCGAATCCGGTGAGTCTGCAAATGCCTTGGTTGGTGGTGCTACTCTTGATCTCGCTGTGTCTCGTTCTAACAATACATCAAATACAGTTCAGTTTTTGATCAAAAGTGAACTCGAGAACAATACATCCTTAGTTGCAGAAGGAAATGTGGGTGTGGCGAATATGAACCCTCAACACACACTTTCAGTTGGTTCAAACTTATATGTGGATGACACAGGTTCAAATGTCCTTATCGTTTCAGGTAATGTTTCCATTTTAAATAGCCTTGTTATTGATGGTAATCTTAGAGTAAATGGTGATACCAGTGTTATTTATACTGAAAATACGTCTATCAAGGATGCTCTCATTGAACTTGGGACAAACAACGGAGCGAGTGATACAACACTTGATTTGGGTATTTTGATGCATAGACCAGATGCATTGTCAAATGTAGTCATAGGTTATAGGGAAGGTATCGATGAGTTTGCTTTAGCTTACACCACTGCAAAACCAACTGATAAGACATTTACTCCAAAGATGGATGAAGATATTAATGTGCACGTCTACGGTTTAACCCATGTGGATGCCAATATTTATGCACATGAAGATGTTCTTGTGGATGGAAACACATATGTAACTGGAAATGTTTCTATTACCGAGGAGTTAACTGTTAGCAATAATGTGTACGCCGACAAAGATCTTGAAGTTATGGGTAATGTATATATAGACGGAAATGTAACCGTTGACTCCACAACTCTTCACGTAGATGTGGAATCTAATCGTATAGGTTTAGGTACAACACTACCAGGTTATACTTTAGATGTTAGAGGTACAGCTAACGTGGGCGCTCTTAATACAACTTCAACTCATGTATCTGATAGTACTCAATCCACATCTACAACTACCGGTGCTCTTCAGGTAACGGGTGGTGTGGGTATTCAAGGAGAAGTTCATTCTAGTAATATATTTTCAGCTTCCGATACAGATGGAAAGTCTGTTTTTGGAAGGGTGGCTGTAGGGAGTCTAGGTGTGTTGGGTACTTCCGACCAAGCTGCTTTTTCGCATATAGACATGGCATCAGCATCTGATTTTGCTGTTAAACAAAGTGCTTTAGGTACAACACATATTAATGCAAAATCCGGTCAACACATTCGTTTATCAATAGGAGCGAGTGAAAAAGCAAGGATGACAAGCGATGGTGATTTTTATGTAAATACCGACACATTATATGTTGATGCGTCAGAGTCACGTATTGGTATCCAAACAACATCACCTGGTCAACCTCTAGATGTAAGAGGTGATGCAAATGTAGGCGTTCTTACTACAACGAGTGGTACGGTGACAGATGCAACTCAATCTACTTCCAAAGATACCGGTGTACTCGTATTGACCCAAGGTGGTCTAGGTGTTGAGTCCAACATCCACTCTACAAATGTCTTCGCGGCATCCCATATAGGTGTGGGCACTTCTGCTACTTCTAATACTTTTGATGTTAGAGGTACAGCCAATGTAGGTTCCCTCGTTACGACATCCACCCATATTTCAGACTCAACTACATCTGTCTCAAAGACCAGTGGTGCTCTCCAAGTGACTGGTGGTACAGGTATTCAAGGTACTCTCTATGCAGCTGATACAACTCTAGACAGTGTGCGAACGTTGAACATGTCAACAGGTACGGTACCTCTTACAGATGCAACTAAGAAACTTGTTGATTCTCTCATTACTCAAAATGAGGATGGTTCAATTATAATTGCAGCGAACGTGGAAATTACGGGTAATATTTCTGTGGTAGGTAATACATTTGCACTTACATCAAATGACGTGATTATAACTGATCGTATCCTTGATTTAGCTAATAATAATATATCTACTTCACTGGATATTGGTATTCTCATGGAACACCCGGGTAAGAATATATTCGTTGGTCACCATACTAATCCTGATGACTACTTTTCTATAGGTTATACATCTAATGGATACACAGAGGATCATGTAGAATGGAATGGAACAGATCATATTACAGCGAATGTATGGGGGCATCTCATCACACAAAACACTGTGACAGTTGAATACGGAAATGTTTACATCGTCGATGGTGGTCTCGGTATTGGAGTTGGTCAAAGATATGGTGATAATAACCCTGATTCAAAACTATATGTAACTGGTAATGCCCACGTAACTTCAAATATTTCCACAGATTCTAATGTTATTATCGGTGCCACAACTGCGACTACTTCAAAGACAACAGGTGCCATCCGAGTTGCGGGTGGTGTGGGTATTCAAGGGGATCTTCACGCTACAGATGCTAATCTTGATAGTGTAACTGTGACAAATAATACTACATCTACAGATAAAGATACAGGTGCTTTAATTGTTACAACAGGTGGTGTGGGTATAGAGGAGAACCTAAACGTTGGTGGAGTAACCAAGGTTTGGGATGGTACAGATGCTACCACAACAACAAGTGGAGCTTTACAGATTTTGGGTGGACTGGGTGTTGTTAAGAGTATACATGCCGCCGATACAACTTTTGAAAGTGTCAACATCACAGATACAACTATATCTGCAAATACAATATCAGGTGCTCTACAAGTTGCAGGTGGTGTCGGTGTGGCTAATAATGTTCACGTCGGTAATGATGTATACATAGGTTCAAACTTGAATGTGGATACAACCACCTTGCANGTAGATTCAGTGTCAAATAAGGTGGGTATTGGAAAAACAAACCCGGGTTTCACCCTAGATGTCGCNGGTGANATTAACTTCAGTGGGGACCTATATGAAGGTGGCTCTCAATTTATTAGTTCACCTTGGACTATTGAAACGACTCCAGATGCATTGAGTTATACAAGTGGAAATATTGGGATCGGAGCTGCAAACCCAGATTCTAAGCTATACGTAACAGGAAACACATTCATTACATCAAATCTTACAGTGGATACAAGCACCTTGCATGTAGATTCCGTAGCAAATCGAGTTGGCATTGGAAAAACAAACCCAGGTTACAGTTTGGATGTCGCGGGTGATATTAACTTTTCAGGTGATTTTTATCAAGGTGATGCCCTATTCGTTAGTACACCTTGGACTATAAACGNAAACCTACTTACTTACAATAAGGTAGGTGGTTTTATTGGTATATCAACTGATTCTCCCGACGCCAATTTACACGTAACGGGTAATATTTTTACCAATAATCTTGAGTGTTCAAATTTAATTTTTGATACAATTCGTGTTCAAGGTGTCCAAAGTTTGGATCAATCTATTAATGTGTCGAATATAACATCAAATACAGTGCAGTTTACAAATACAGGTACAAGTCTCGTGGCTTCAGGTGCGGTGGAAGCTGTTTCATTTGTTGGTAGTGGGTCACAATTGACAGGTATTAAACAAACTCTTCAAGCGATAACAGATGTCGCTAATGTGACTTCAAACACAGTACAGTTTACAAATACTGGTACAAGTCTCGTGGCTTTAGGTACGGTGGAAGCTGTTTCGTTTGTTGGTAGTGGGTCACAATTGACAGGTATTAAATCAACTCTTCAAGCGATAACAGATGTCGCTAATGTGACTTCAAACACAGTACAATTTACAAATACCGGTACGAGTCTTATAACACTTGGTAATATTGGTGTAAATACAAGTTTACCCACCCATACTCTTGATATAGCAGGAACAGCTAATGTTGAAGCTTTAATTGCGACAAGTAATATAGATTCTCCTCTAATCAACGCTTTTAGTATAACATCAAATATAGTAACACAAGAGGGAGTACCAGCTTTTACTGTCCAACTCGACGACGGTACTTTAGTAGGTGCAAGTGTTATAGATTACAACACTGTTATAAGAGATAACACTGGTAGTTATTCAACATCAACTGGACAATACACTGCCCCGAATACAGGTCATTATTTCTTTAGTGCACAAGGTGTTTATGAAGGTGATCTGACTATTTATGATTTTAGGATAAATGGTACTCGTCAAAATATAAATGCTTTATGTGATTCAACATCTTCATCTACTAATTATATTCCACTTACACTTAACGCTGTACTTTATTTAACCGCTGGTCAAACTGTGGATGTTTTTCAGGTGGAAGGTGGAACATTTGGAACCGATAATAATTTCTTTTGTGGATATTTTATTGGTTAATAGTATACGATGGTTCTTTCAACAAGAAGAAAACATAAAGCCTTTGTGAGAGCTTTCAGAAGAAAGTTTGCGTCTTTACCTNCATTTTTTAAGTTTAGAGTTCACACTAACTTTAGTGATACCTACAATAGTATTGTTGTACCAACTGGTGTTACTAAACCAACTTCATCAGAACTCCAAACCGTTTTTGACGAGGAAATAGTTGTTGAGGAAGCGGAGGAGGATGTTGATACAGCTGGTGACTTTCAAGTTGGAACAGCAAATCTATATGTAGATATTTCAACATCAAGAGTGGGGATTGGGAAAACAGACCCAGCTTACACACTCGATGTAGTGGGTGATGTCAAAGCTTCAGGTGATGTTCTCATGTTTAGTGACGAAAGAATGAAAACTAATATTGAACCAATTCCAAATGCCCTTGAAAAGGTTTTACAACTCTCAGGTGTTACTTTTAATAAATTAGACCATCATGATGACCGTAGACACACAGGTGTTATCGCCCAAGAGGTTGAAAAGGTATTACCCGAAGTCGTGTATACTGATAAAGACGGGATGAAAAGTGTTGCCTATGGTAACGTTATAGGACTTCTCATAGAAGCTATAAAGGAGTTGGCTCATAACAAAGAGTAAACCAGACGAATTATAAAAAAAACCTCCCTAAACAGTAGATGAGTGGACCTCTACTCTTTGTGGACACATCTGAGAGCAATGTCACTGTCACAGGTAACCTCCATGTTACAAATCACGTAGGCGTAGGCACGAATGCTCCGGATGTTAAATTGCATGTTGGCGGTGGTGATGTTGGAATTGATAGAGACCAAAAATTTGATTTTGGTGCTGGTTACAGTGCTAATTGGTATATTAAACAAAAATCCGCCGATAATAAGTTATATTTTGAAAGAACAGGTGGAAGTGGAAATGAATTAGTAATTGATACTACCGGAAACATGGGCATCGGGACGGATGATCCGGGTAACAAACTTCATTTATACGGTGGTATAGATTTACTCTATTTAGAGAAATCATCGAGCACGGGTGGTGTAGGGATAACATTCACGGACCAGATACCTCACGCGGGGGATCGTCAGTTCGGATACTTGCGTTATTACCACAGCGATGGACAATCGTATAATGCAGGTAATATGTTAAAATTTTCATCTACGGAATCTTCCGAAGTTTTTGCCATAGGAGGGAGCTTAATGATAGGTGTAGACGGCAAAGATTCCGGTTCAGCAAATCATGGAAGAAAAAACATATTCATACAATCAACATACGGCACGAATACATCCCAAAATTATGGGTGGTGGTTTGGTGCACAAAATCAAGGGTTATCGGCAAGTGATAACGATATGTATTTCAGTGTTGTTAGAAATGGGTCCTATAATGAAGCTGCGTATATACAAGATAATGCCACCAGTATTCGAATGAACTTTACAGGTCAACACAGAACCTTCGTCAAAGATACCCCGACCAATCAACTCGTCGATAAGGAAGGTTTAATCGTCTCCGCGGATCAAAATGAGTTCGTCAAAATGAGTGGAGGTGTGGTGTGTGGTAACGAAGCCATTACCGTCAACGAATCTTTACCACTCGTATCCCTGTCGACCAAGGCGAACGACAAAAAGTGTTTCGGGGTCTTATCAACCACTGAAGATCCAGAAACGAGAAAAGAGGTACACGGTAATTTTGTTTCTAACATGCAAAAGGAAGAAGGAGATACACGTGTATACGTAAACTCGGTCGGTGAGGGAGCTGTATGGGTAACTAACATCAATGGTACTTTGGAGTCTGGTGATTACATCACGACATCTAACGTAGCTGGATATGGTATGAAACAGAATGATGATATTTTACATAACTACACAGTTGCAAAGATACTCATGGATTGTGATTTTAACCCAGTCACACAACCGAAACGAATAATAAAAAAAGAACCCAAAATGGTCGATTATTGGATTCTATATGGGGACGTGAAAATAACCGAAGAAAAGTACAATACTTTACCCGATTCACAGCGTAAAATTGCTGACGATGTTCACTATAGAATTGATCAGATGGAAGTTGTGAAGGAAGATCCAGAAAAAGACGGTTTTGTGTATGAACAGAGAGAAGATATAGTGAATGTTTTAGACGAACACGGGCAGTTCCAATGGGAGGATTCGAGTGAAACTGAAAAGGCTTATAAAACAAGATATCTAGATGCAAATGGAAATGTCACAGATGAAGCGAACGCCGTTCATGTCGCAGCATTCGTAGGCTGCACTTACCACTGTGGGTAATAAAAACCTCCCTAAACAGTAGATGAGTGACCCTCTACTCTTTGTGGACACATCGGAGGGTAATGTAACTGTCACGGGTAACCTCCACGTTACTGATTTAACAACTCTAAATGGAAACGCTGTATTAGACACTTACGATAAAAATCCAATTAGTTCAGTACATGGAATTATTGGTAGAGAACCATTATATACATGGCAGGCTGATCAAACTTTTGCCAATACAGGAGGTGTAAGGAACGAACCGTTCAATTATAATAGTGATAGCTCATGGGGTAGAATAAGAATTTATGGGAGCACTNCAATCACTGATCATTATCATTCTAACAAATGGAACTTACAAAATATGACTCGGTTCACAAGTTTGAGTCAAGATAACGATGGTAATCTAGCACAACCTTCCTCATATGCGTTGCTTTCTTTACCAGTCAGATGGATAGATAATAAAACATGTTCTCATATGTTTTTTATGAAGATGATAACACGGGATAGATTTGAACATGCATGTGTTTATGTAACGAATGAGGATAGAACAAGTTGGTATAGACTTGGTGTAGCAACTACAAATATGAACGCGCCGAGTTTTGATGCGAACCGCGATGCACGACCTTTTCCAGGTCCTGATGGTGGACAATCTCAATCTCACAGTTATCACGAATGGGGAAATTGTAGTATACCACAATATGTAGTGGAAGAGTATTCGTATGCAACAACAGAGGATAATAATAGCCCTCACAACAGAAATATAAATATAGCTGTATGTGGGACTTCGGATGGCAACAATAATTTCTATTCGTCAGGTATTGCAATGCGTCCAAATATTTACGGATTAACGTTTTGGCAAGCACGTGTTATGTATTTAGCTATGAACGGTGGAACTGCTGTGGGAAAACATTCGGATAATTGGGAAGGAGCCACGATGTGTTCTATAGGGCATACGGTCAACTTAACTAATTTATATGTCCCTATATGTCCACCAAAAAATCCCACTTCAAATGCATACCCAGATTTTTATATGGGTTATCTGAGCCATAGAGAAGACGGTAGATATGAAAACAGATTAAAATTTTTTTTACATGGTAGTGATGGCACATATCAATTTTTAGGGAGACAAGCCATGTGTTATAAAGGAAGATATGGACACGCGTATGTTTCACAATCTCACTCGACCTCGTACCTTACAAGAGCTTCGGGAGTTTATGTACCAAGTCCAGATCCCAAATATATACAAACGATTCAGGGAAGACCTTATTTAAGAATTAGAATTGATGCCCGACAAACGGGTGGGGTAGACTCAACTGCATCATCCACACATCACCCCAGAGGTATGTACACGGAAGTTGTATACCCAGATGGTTCTAGTGACGGATATGGTCCAACACAAAATATATATAATATATAAGTAACATGTTACACATTTACGATCAACATGACTTTATATATTCATTTTCTCTAGATGCCCTTGATAGAACCCAAGAGGATTGGACTAACTATACAACGGTAGAATTATTACCACAAAATGAATATACGTTACAGAAGTTTGATACAGAGACAAATACGTGGAAGTATATACGAAGACATTATGGAGATAGTGATCCATTAGATGAATTACTTACATATGAGGATGCACGTAAACGTGATTACCCAAAAATGGAGGACTATTTAGATGGTATAGTAAAAGGCGATACTGAACAAATTGAAGCATACAAAGTAAAATGTAATGAAGTAAAAACTATGTGGGCAAAAGATATGGAACCAATTACATTACATGAATATTTTAGAAGACGTGGACTATTAATTTCTCCCTAAAAAGTAGATGAGTGACCCTCTACTCTTTGTGGACACATCAGAGAGTAATGTCACTATCACAGGTAACCTCCATGTTACAAATCACGTCGGTATAGGTACGGATAATCCAGGAAGTCTTTTAAGTGTACAAAGCACATCGGGGAATCAAATACGTATCAATTACAACGACGCTTACTACAATATAATTGAACGAGATCCAAGTGGAAATCTAAACTTCGGGGAACGACCTGGTTCGGGGGCGGTAAATACACATATATCTATGAAAAGTGGTGGTAACGTCGACATATCCGGGAACTTGGACGTTGGTGGTGTGATTACATCTGATAAACCCGCCTTTTATGCATGGGATAATACAACATCTAGGTCGGGAACGACACTCACATTCAATTCAACAACGTATAACACCGGTTCACACTATAACACATCTACGTCTCGTTTTAGAACACCCGTAGCCGGAACGTATATTTTTGCCGCAGTTCTTGCACATGATTACAACAATACTTTTGGATCGGCATATTATTCATTTTATGTCGACGGATCGAATCACCGTGATATTTTAGAGGGTATGCCTACACATGACGCCCATTATGAAAAACACGGTGTATACATAGTTTACTTAAACGCTAACCAGTACGTAGATATACGATCGCGTAGTAATACTAATATTACATTTGTTAACGGTAATCATGGAGCGTATTATAGGAACTGTTTCCAAGGTGCNTTATTAGGTTAAAAAGAATGTGGTACTATATAAAATGTCGAGTTGGTATTTTTGTCTCGAACCCGGTACCCTCGAAATTGTTGACCGTTTCGAGGGTACAGAGGAAGATGTTAAATCAAGATCTTCACGTTTAGAATTTGTAAAATTGGATGCGGGTGTGGATCCTAGGATTGTAGATATTTCCAGGGATGATTCTGGAAACGTCATAATAGAGGTAAACCAAGAAAAGATTACTAAAATGAACGAAGATGTACGTCAGTTTAATATCATACAATTACGAATAAAACGTGATGTACTCTTACAAAAATGTGATTGGGTTGTGAGTATATCCGATTCATCTTTACCACAAGAAAATATTGATGAATGGAAAGTGTACCGCCAAGCCCTTCGCGATCTTCCGACCAATACAGAAGATCCAGAAAATCCTAATTGGCCTACTCCACCCAATGTATAAAAAAACCTCCGTAAATAGTAGATGAGTGACCCTCTACTCTTTGTGGACACATCAGAGAGTAATGTCACTATCACAGGTAACCTGCATGTTACAAATCATGTGGG